GAAATTGTAACAGATTCTACATTTGAATTGTTATTGATTGCAATAGTACACTCCGCTCCGTTTCCATCACCTTTGATTGGAACTTGAGTGTAAGTTCTATTAGCAGTCCCTAAACCAACACCTCTATTAGTAATTTTTACAATTTTAAGTTGTCCACTAGTATCAGCATTATTTCTGACTGCAGAAATATTGGCATCCGTGGTTGTAGTCCAGTCTTTTGGAACTGGCATAAAGTTGGTAGAGTCAAACTTTACAATATCTCCAGGTTTGATTGTATAAAGATATTTCCATACATATCCATCACCACTAGTTCCTGCTTCTCTTGGTTCTAAATCAGTAAAAGTAGGTTCATCGAGAGATGCTCTTCCACTTGGATTCTCCGGATTTGATCCATTCTGCAAACAAATATAAACTCTATAATCAGAGTTCATCACATAATAATTTGCTTCATATAAAGTGATGGCATTTGATGGTTGCGAAGGACTTGTCGCCT